AAAAGTGATATATAATAGATATTTTCAATTACTTGTAAAAAATAAACTTATTAAATATAATTTTAAAGAAATTATATTAAATAGACAAATAAGAAAGAAAATTTTAAAAACATATAATTTAACAAATATTTTTCATATTTTATATTACAAATTAAAAGGGAGGAGAAAAAATGGATAAGCTTTCTTATATTAAACATCCCAATTTAATATTACTTTATTTAGATAGTAAAAACATTTTAAGGATAAACGATAAAAAATATATAGAGTTACTATATCAAAAAAAATTAAAAAGAAAAATCAACTTAGATAATCCTAGAACTTTTAATGAGAAAATTCAGTGGCTAAAATTGAATGATAGAAATCCAGAATATACTAAAATGGTAGATAAATATAAAGTTAAAGAATATGTAGGAAATATAATAGGAAATGAATATATTATACCGACTTTAGGAGTATGGGATAAATTTGAAGAGATAGATTTTGATAGACTTCCAAATCAATTTGTATTAAAATGTACACATGATTCAGGATGTATCGTAATATGCAAAAATAAAGAAAAATTAAATATAGAAAGTGCAAAAAAGAAATTGGATAGGGCATTAAAAACAAATTATTATTATGCAGGTAGAGAATGGCCATATAAAAATGTGAAACCAAGAATTATTGCTGAACAATACATGGAAGAAAAAGGAGAGGATCAGATAAAAGATTATAAGATATTTTGTTTTAATGGAAAGGCAAAAATAATATTGGTATGTTCTAATAGAAATGGTAATTTTAAAAACACTGATTTTTATGATTGCGATTGGAATTTAATGCCATTTACAAGAGAGAAACATATAAATAACCAAAAAGGAATAGCGAAGCCAGGTAATTTAGTTGAAATGTTGAGCATAGCTGAAAAATTATCAAATAATATTCCTTTTGTAAGAGTGGATTTGTATGAAATTAATGGAAAAGTATATTTTGGAGAATTAACTTTTTATCCAAGTTCTGGTTTCGAAGGATTTGCACCAGAAGAGTATGATGAAAAATTAGGAAACCTAATAGAAATTCCAAAATAGAGAAAAGGGGTAAAAAATGGACGCGATACTATGGAGGGAGCGGATCACGGCCTCCTGCAGATCTGCCGGCACCTACCAGCCGTTTTTTGATGACCTGATAGAGATCCTGGCGGACATTATGGAGCGCCGGGACATCGCCCTCGGCCAATGGAAAAAGACAAAGAAGACACTCGCAAACTACACCAACAAAGGCGGCAACAAAAACACCGTGGTGCATCCGCAGCTGAAGGTGGTACAGGAATGCGAAAGCTCCGCTCTGGCATACTGGCGGGAGCTCGGCCTGACGCCATCCGCATTCAAAAAGCTGACGGATACCGAGGTGAAGCAGATCCGGCAGCTGGATCCTCTTTCAGCTGCACTGAAAGACTTTGAATTCCCGGACACGTGACTATAAGGCGATAGCCATACAGTATGCCAAAGATCTGGTATCCGGGAAGCTGTTAGCCGGGAAAGAAGTCATCATGGCCGGTCAGCGGTTCCTGGACGATCTGCAGCGGGAAGATCTGGAACTGCACGACAAAGAGGCCGTGTTTGTGCTCGGTATGATAGAGCGGACGATGGTCCACAAGCAAGGGGAAGCCCTGGACGGCACGCCTCTGCTGGGGAAACCGCTGATTATGCAGCCGTGGCAGGTATTCGTCATTTACAACCTTGTAGCCTGGTACTACAAGGGAACTAAGGAACGCCGATATAAAGAGGCGTTTATTTTTATCCCCAGAAAGAACGGCAAGACCACCATGGTGGCAGCTCTGAGCTGGGGCCTTTCCCTGCTGGAAAGGAAATCAGGGTCCACCGTCTACATCGTGGCCGGGTCGCAGAAGCAGGCAAATCAGTCTTTCCATTTCATCATCAATTCACTGTCCTCAAACGGAGTGGCCGACATGATGCGCATCCGTGACAATTCCTTCGGCCACTCCATAGAGCACACGTTCCGGGACGAGACGGGAGCGGCCGTCGGCTCCATCCACATTGAAGCACTGGCGGCAAGCCCGAAACTACAGGACTCCCTAAACTGCAATATTGCCATTGCAGATGAGCTGCATGTCTTCAAAGAGCCGGGACAGTACAACCGATTCAAAGAAGCCATGAAGGCATACACCAACAAGCTGATGATCGGAATCACGACGGCCGGCGACAATCCCAATAGTTTCTGCTACCAGCGCCTCGAGTATTGCACCAAGGTGGTGAGCGGGCAGGTGAAGGATGATTCCTATTTTGTGTTCATCTCCCGGGCAGACCAGGACGAAAACGGAGACGTGGACTTCACCTCCGCCGAGCAGCAGCAGAAGGCAAACCCGTGTTACAACGTGACCATCCGGCCATCGGACATTATGAACGATGCGCTGCAGGCCCAGAACGATCCACAGCAGCGGAAGGACTTCCTATCCAGAAGCCTGAACATCTACACCTCGGCCATGCGGGCCTATTTCAATGTGGATGAATTCAAGAGATCTGACGCAAAGTACAACTGGACGCTGGAAGAGCTGGCCAAGCTGCCGGTCAAGTGGTTTGGAGGAGCGGACCTTTCTAAGATGCACGACCTCACGGCCACGGCGCTATATGGGAATTACAAGGGCGTCGATATCATCATCACGCATGCTTTCTTCCCGATCACGGCAGCATACAAAAAGGCCGATGAGGATAATATCCCGCTCTTCGGATGGGCGGATGACGGCTTCCTGACCATGTGCAACTCTCCGACGGTCAACCAGGGCGACGTCATCAACTGGTTTAAGACAATGCGGGGAATGGGATTCCGGATCGCCCAGGTCGGCCATGACCGGAAATTCAGCCGGGAATATTTCATCGGCATGAAGCAGGCCGGCTTCAACATCATTGATCAGCCCCAGTATTACTACAAGAAATCCGAGGGCTTCCGACATATCGAGAAGGCCGCAAAAGACGGAGCGCTTTATTACCTCCACAGCAGTGCGTTTGAATACTGCGTCGGAAACGTCTCGGCCGTTGAGAAAACCGATGACATGATACAGTACGAAAAGGTCCAGCAGCAGAGCAGGATAGACCTTTTCGATGCGTCAGTGTTTGCCTGCGTGCGTTACCTGGAGGGCATGGAGCGCATCAATAAAAATTCAAGCTGGTGGGGTGATGAATAGTGAGTGGAAAAAGACGAAATAACCCGAAACTGAATAAGCGAGACTTAAGCAATATCGAGAAGGAAAACAAGGTAGCAGCGTTTGTGCTGGCGGACCTGTTCGATGATTGCTGTGCATCCGGGTACACCCGGCTATCAGACAATCCGGAGATCCAGACGGCATGCCTCCGGATAGCAGAGCTGATCGGCAGCATGACCATTTACCTGATGGAGAATGGACCGGACGGAGACAGGAGGATCCTCAACGAGCTCTCCCGGAAGATTGACATCGAACCGAACCGGAACATGACGCGCATCCATTGGATGACGGCCAACGTTATGAACATGCTCCTGTACGGGAAAGGCAACGGAATCTGTGTGCCGCACACGCATGAAGGGAATCTGGAAAGTCTGGAACCGATCTCGGCCAGCCGGGTAACTTTCCAGCCGGTCGGCAATTCCTATAGAGACTATAGGGTTTTAATCGATGGGATTCCTAAGGATCCGAACAACCTTCTGCATTTCGTCTACAATCCGGATCCAACGTACCTGTGGATGGGCCGAGGCGTCACAGTGACGCTGAAGGATATAGCCAACAACCTGAAGCAGGCCCAGAAGACGGAGAACGCCTTCATGTCATCGGAATATAAACCGAACATCATCGTGAAGGTGGATGCCCTGGCTGATGAATTCGCGACGCCGGCAGGACGGCAAAAACTGCTCGACAGCTATGTAAAACCGTCCACCACCGGAGAACCGTGGCTGATTCCGGCGGAGCAATTCGAGGTTCAGGAGGTACGACCGCTGACGCTGGCAGATCTGGCCATTAAGGACACCGTGGAGCTCGACAAGAAAACCGTCGCGGCGGTGATCGGCGTCCCGGCATTCCTGCTGGGCGTCGGGACGTTCAATCGGGAAGAGTGGAATAGATTCATCCAGACAAAGGTCAAGGCCATCGCTCTGAACATCCAGCAGGAGCTGACGCGCTGCCTGATCATTTCTCCGAAGTGGTACATCTACCTGAATTACTGGAGCCTGATGGATTACGATCTAAAGGCCGTCAGTGATATTCTCCTCGCCGGTTCCGACCGTGGATTTGTCTGCGGCGATGAATGGCGTGACCGGATGCACCTGCCTCCTGCAGGACTGAAGGAATTCAAGATACTGGAGAACTATATCCCGTACGACAAGAGCGGGGACCAGGAGAAGCTGAAATGAAGATACAGCTTGACTGCCCGCAAGCCCAGCACGGCGACATGATGCGGGTGTACTGCAAGAAAACCGGAGAGCTGTGTCTCTTCCAGTATTTCAAAAACTGCAAAGGATGGTGGGTTAACAGCCCGACAGCGGCGAAATGCCAGATAAGGAAGGAGATTGAAGATGGAAACAATGGATAGGAAAATCCGCCAGTTGAGAAGCGATGCTTCTCAGTTTCAAGTGAGAGAAGCAGAGGGAGACCTTTCAATCGAAGGATACTTCTCTGTGTTTAATAGCAT